TGAAATTTGCCAAGTCGGTAGTTGCATCTGGAGTAATCGCGTATGCATGATCTGCTGGATCGTTAGCGTTTACAAAAAATTTATCGAATCTGTCTGCCATTTCTTAATCCTGACTTTTTACAAATGAAAGCATTTTCGTGAAAGACTTCTTATCTTTTTTCATCTCGCTTTCCATCTTTTTTCTGTTTTCGGGGTTCAAACTTGCAATAACATCATTGACCTTTTTAGCTTGGGCTGAAGAAAGAGATACCATAGAACCATCGTTAAGTTTCATATTACCAGAAGAAATCATTTCATCGATTGTTTCAATTTCTTCCTCTTTCTCCACTTCAACATTTTCTTTCATTTTCTTACGAACATCCATATAGTTCTTTGAACCACCTTGCTTCGGTGGATTCTTTTCACCGCCCGCGTTATTACCGTCAGGTGAGGTTTGTTTTAGACTTGACTTGTATTGATTTTCAGTGTCTACTGGATGGTCCGCCATTTCATCGTCTGAAGCTTTTTTGTGCATATCGACAAATTTCTTTTGAGACTTGACACGTGGTTCAATGTCTTTGACTTCATCGTCGGAATCTGGCTCCTTGACATAATCTTTGGGATCATTCCTTTCGGCCAGTTTTCTAATTTCTTTGATATTACGCATAGATATCGTCCTTAAACATGTTGCTCGCTACAACAATTTTTTCTTGATCTAGTCTGTTATTTATTTTTTGATTTAGAATTTCAAAAACCGCAGCTTTTACTTTGGTTGATCTTCCATCCTGACTAAAAGCAATAACATCTTTGATTTTTTGTTCCATATCCATATTAAACTCCTTTGTACTTTATTTATATTTATATTTTTAAGAAAAATTATCTAGAGACTTCTTCAAAATCTAATGAAGTATAAACATCGGCACCAGCGCTATCCGAAGCCATAAGAAGTGTTAATTCAAAAGCAGTGTTTGTGAATGAATTTCTTTCTAATTGGAATTTGAAAAGTGCTTCTTTAAGAATATCGATAGTGGAGGAACCTTGGTTCGAACCTTGAAGCCAGCCACTTGCCAGAATTCTTCCTGTGCCCAAAGTAAAACTTGTTCCTGTTACATTATATTCTACCGCACTATTAGTACCCGCAGATACCCAACTGCCGCCAGATGTTGTACCAGATGCCGCAACTTGCCAATTATAGTTAGCATTATTGGTAATACCTAATAATGAAATTGCTGTCAAAATGACAATAGCGTCTAATCTGTCTGGAGATGATTTAAGACGAATAGAAATAACTGGATAATAAATGTCCTCTGTAGCCAAATCTTTGGGCGTTGTTATTGGAGTTTGAATCGCAGTTTGTTTTCCTCTCAATTCATATCCACCTTCAATAATAACCGTAGAACATATTTGTTTTGATTGACTTGAACTTCCTGTACTATCCGTATTGGTGATTTCTTGTCTTAATGGTAATGAAGCCGTGGTCATATATGTAGAGTCTATATTATTGCTATGATGAAAAGCATGAGCGATAAGAAAAATTCCGTCTATCACAAAACCACATCTTACCGTACCAGCACCTAGCCATTCCAAATCCATATATAATATTTGTACTTTTGATAAATCTAAAGTATAATTAGATATTCCAGTTCCGTCTAATTTATCTACATTCCAATTTTCTTGTGATATTCTAGTTTCTACTACAGTGCCGGTAACACTACTTCTTTTTACAAAATAGATATCTTCATTATTTAATTCTAGATATATACCATTGTTTTCGCCGAAGTAACCGACTCGTTGTCTTAAATTTGTTTTACTTTCGTTAAAAACAAAAGAATTAAATATAAGCAAACTTTTACCGGGCTGATATGAAAATGTTTTTGTTGTTTCTAAAATAATTTCATCACCACTTGCTGAACCTACATTCATTTCGACTAAACCTGCATTTATATTAAATGAACTGTTCGCGGTTCCAGTTATATTTTCAACCCATAAATCATTTTTGCTATATCTATGTGTACTATCAAATAATGTTATTGGTGAAGATACTCTTAACCTATTAAAAGCATCTCTAGTCGATTCACTGACGAGATTCGATAATCTGACGGGAAATGGATTTGATTCGGATACAACTTCCCCGTTTTTGTTGGCAATCATAGGAACTTCAAAGACTGTTACATCGTGACTCCTTGGACCAAATGTTTGCGTATCTTTCCTAAAATTAGCCATCTTTTTCTACTTCATTTAATGTGTGTCTAATGTCTTGGAGAACTTCTTCATTAGTTTTCTCTTTTTCTCGATCTTCAGGAGTTTTGGCGACACCAGGTTGTGTTGGATCACGTTCCATATCCATAGCTTGCCCAGTCATACTTTCTGGTGCGTCTGGATTATTTGGGCCATGTAATTCTGGGCTTTCTTTGCGCTCTTTTTCAATTTCTTTATCGATTTTTTCAATATCTTCATCAGTCATACGGAAGATATTTTTACGAACATAAGTAGCACTGAAATAACGACCAATAAAAGGATCAATATCATTTGCCAATGAAAGACGCTCTCGCATCATTTCAATCTCTTTCAATTCACCAAAATGATTATCAATTGGGAATTGATATTTAATTACTTCTTTAAATTCTTTCCATTGCTGTCTATTAACAACACCTTTCAAAACTAATTGAATTTCTAATAAATCATCAAATAGGTTTGAAAATTGATTACGAAGACGACTAATAAATTTACTGAATTTCACTTCATCTCGTGTGATCTCAGATGAACGTCCCAAATTAAATTGACTCTCAGCTTCTAAACGACTAACAGGAACATTTAAAGATTCATATAATTTCTTTCTAAAATAAACTACATCATCCATTTCACCTAGATTTTGACCGCCTGGCAAAGTAGTAATTTCTGTTCCTTTACCGCCTTCACGTCTAGGTAGCCAGAAGTCTTCAAGCATTGTCATGAATTTTCTATCATCCCGGACTTCACCGGTACTTGCATCATATACTAATTTGTTTTTATTTTTAACCATCATATCGTGTAGGTATTGCTCTGCTTTCATTTTAGGTAAATTACCAACATCGATGTAAAAGATTCGGCGTTCTGGTGCACGGGCTAATCTATAAATTACGGTAGCATCTTCCAGCATTCGTAACTGATTGAGAGGCTTAATTGCTTTATGAATATAACCGATTACTAATTTATTATAAGGATCAATTAATCCACTAGTAGTATAACAAATAGAATCTGCGGCAATTTTGATAGCTTTTTGACTATCATTTATACTATATCCTAAGTTTTTTGTAATTCCTTTAGGAAAATACATATAAAATTCATTGTATCCTTTTTCAAGTTTGATCTTTGTTCTAGGATCAATTTCAATTTTCTTTTCACGAACTTTCTTGATTTTTCTAGGATCTATTTTACGAAGTTCTTTAATTCCCATACGAGGGTTTTTTTCATCAATCATAATATGATGATATAGACGGCCATCAACATACCATTGACGAAATAGATTATAACCTTGATTATTAAAATCAAGTAATTTTAGAACATTTTTAAATTCTGCTGTGATTTTTTCTTTTACATTTTTTGGTTGTTCTAGATCGTCTAGAATAATCTCAATAGTTTCATTTTCAGTAACAATTGCATCATTGACAATATCATCAATTGCTTTATCACATTCTGGTTGCATAGACATTTCACGATAACGAGTAACTAAGTCACCTTCAGTTTTAGCAGTGTTCTCCAAATCGATGAATGTACCATATGCTCCACCAGCAGCAACTTCCATAGCTCCATCATCAATAAGTGGAGCAACGAATGATTTTACATTCTTTTCATCCGCTTGTTCTTTGGAAGACTTTTTTATTTCAAAACCAAAAATTTCCATTGATTAATATCCTCTAATTATGAGTTTAGTAACTATATTTATATATAAAGAAATACAGCGGCAAAAGCCGCTGTATTCAAAAGTTATGTTTAGGAACTATTAGCTGAATAATGCATTTGTTACTTGGCCAACAATACCTTCACCAGCTTCCCAGTAATCATATGAGAAGGTAACATCAAATCGTTCTACATCATCTTGAGCCCAGTCTAACTGAATTGTACTTACACTTGCTGGAAATAGACCAATGAAATTGTAAGTTCTCAATGGTAATCCTGTTTTAGAAAATTGAGTTACAGTTGCATTAGTTTTGTATTGTGCAGTTGTAGCAAGATTGAATGAACGAAGATTACTACGTAGACCATTGATTGCATTGGACCAACGTTCCATTCCATCACGGATTAGGAAGTCTTCATCATTGATAATTGTAACAGACCAATCAGCAAATGTTCTATTGCCTGCCATTTTTACTTGACGACCAAAGTAATTAACTGGAATTACGTTCAATGTACTTTCTGGAATTTGTGCAGTTTGTACCATAAATGGGGTCTTCAAATTTGAAATAGGTGCAACAGGGTTTTGAATTGTTACTTGGAAGAGACTTGGGCGTGCACCTCCTCCAAATAGAGCACTTTGAAATTCTGTAATATTGAAAGGCATTTTATTATACTCCTTTTTTACTTTTATTTATTATACTTGCCCGACAACTTCGGAGAATTCAACACCAGTTCTTACAGCCACGAAGTTAAGCTGAATGAAGTTGATTGAACGTGCTGGTTTAATGAAAATGCTTCCAATAAATTCATTTCTATCAATTACCTCTGGAGTATTATTTGTTTCGTCACAGACTACACGGAAGTCGTAGATACCACGGCGGCCTTGAACATCTCGTAGGAAAGGTTCTACAAGATTTACAAAGTTTGCTCTAGTGAATTCGTCGTTGAACTCAAATAGAGTGAACTTAGCTGCAATTGCAATTGCCTTTTCTAGAGTAATGAATAGACGTCGGACGTTAATTCTATCAAATGCACTAGGCTTTGATAAGCCAGTCTTATCACCAAACAATACTGTTCCTTGTCCAGCAAAAGAAGCTACAGGATTGATACCATTCTTGTAAAGAATATCACGTTCTGCTTTATTTGGATTGAAAGCTAGTTTAATGATATTCTTGATTTGACCACGATTGAATCCTGCAGGTGAATACCATGGATCACGAACATTGTCTGTTCTAACCATAGTTCCTGCAATGTCACCATTTCCTGGTACCCAACGATAGATATCATTGTATTTGTCATATTGATACTTCCACATCATATCAATAGTGAAATATGAAGATGATGGTAGAGTATTACGGAAAGCAACACAATCATCTGCTTCTGCACCAGAATAACGAGCATTGTCTACTACGTCTGCTTTTTCAACTGATAGAACAGCCAAACAATCTTTACGGTATTCTGCAATCTCATTGATCAAATGTACCGCTCTAGTTGTATTAGCAGAACTACCTAGAATAAATGCAATATCGACTTCATCACCATTCTTGAATAGATTATAACCATTGATATAATCAGCATTGCTTGGAGTATTACCATCACGCCCATAAATTAATGAAACAGTTTGTGGTAATGTTCCTCCAGTAAAGGTTTTATTTAATGCTTTAGTTCCAGCATTTGTGTTTGTTCCATTATGTGCTGCCCACCAGATATAATTTGAACGGTTATTGACTACATCTTTGTAGTAATTTGTTGAACCGTCTTCAGTTTTTGCATCAGATGCCATGGAAACTGCAGCATATCGTTCTAATACTTGATTTTTTACACCAGTCCATTGACCATCTTCGTCTACAACTACAACATGCATTTCATCTGCAGTACCACCTTGGGTATTAGCATAAGTTGAAGTGCCTGGAGCAACATCAAAATTATTGTAGAATTCCCAGTAACGAGTTACACTTGGTGAATGAGTGCTATTAATTGTTACTGTATTACCAACATATTTACTATCAAGTGTTAATGAAGTGTTAGTTGCGATAGATGCAACACGTACTTTTTGACGATCTGGACCAAGTTCTAAAATATCACCTACTACTAATTGACTGGTAAAGAATGTTCCATTACCAGATACAGTAGTTGTTTGAGTTGTAACAGCAATATTACCTGTCAATGTATTAGACCATGCCTGGGCGGATGCACAAACAGATACTTTCAATGAGTTTCCTAGTTCTCCTGGATACTTAGCTACCCAGTCACCTACACCACTAATACCGGATGAATAATTATCTTCATAATCATCATCATTTTTAATAACAGTATTGAGAGTATTTGCTGATGCCGCAATAGCATTACGAGCAGCTGTAGTATCAGATGTATTAGAACCAATCTTTATTACACGAACGGTTTGTAATGCATTTGAATATGAAAGGAAATTAGCTGCAGTGAAAAAATCATCCGCAGTATTTGAGTTTGGCTTATTGAAATTGTTTACTAAATCAGTTTCATTAGTAATTAACACACGTTGATTTACAGGACCCCAACGGAAATGTCCTGCCATACCAGCACCAGTAGTCTGAATTGCAGGTACTACAGTTGTTAGATCAATTTCACTTACATTTACACCTGCTGAAATTTGAAAAGGCATTTCTTCTATACTCCCTTTATTTGAGAAATTCTCTTTCTATTTAGTTTTTATCTATTTTTCAATCAATTAATAAATACTTCTATGAGAAAATGGAAGTTATCGGACGAAACAAAAGAGAAGATGAGACAAGCTAAACTCGGCAAACAGAAGTCTGCTGAGACTAGACGACGTATGTCATTGGCACATAAAGGGAAAAAACATAGTGAGAAAACAAAACAAAAGATGCGAGAAGCAAAAAAGATTGCTAAATTAGAAAACCCATGGGCTTAATAATCTCATTCCATAAAATCTCTAATTGCATAATGATCTACAATATTATCTTGTGCAATTACTTCCTCTACACCATCATGGAAGAAACCAAAAGGCATTAATTCTTCCATAATCTGTTCTTCAGATCGTTCTCTTAACATTTTTAATGTATTAATATCAGTCAATTCTCTAAAATACTTTTGATCTGATAACCAAGCAAATAAAACTAAACCCATAACTAAATCATCATTATGACCACTTTCGGCTTCATAAGATTTACCTTTTCTAGAAAAAGTAGATAGTTCGGAAATGGTATCAAAATCATTAATGGTTAATTTATCTTGTTCAATTAATAGTTTAAGAATTGAACAGCCTACATTTTTTACAGTTATAGTAGTTCTAATTCCTCTATCTACATTAGAACCAAATCCAGCAGAGATTCGTTTTCCTAATCGACCTGCTGTTTCAGTATAAAGAACATTTTCATATTCATAGTCATCATGTAATAAATCAGCAACTTGACCACCAATATCATTGATTTCAACTAATACTGCACAATCATTATAATGTTTACATGTTTCAAATAATTTCTGTGCATATTCACTTGGTGATATTAAATTTGATCTAAAACAAGCAACTTGATTATACGGCATCTGC